CTCCATGCCGACAATGGTATTGTTGCCGTTAAGGATGCCAGGGAACTGGAAGTTTTCCGTCCCGCTGGGGATGACCACTGTCTTTGGCAGGTTGGAGAAGGTTCGGTTGAAGCTTATCATGCCACCTCCTACTGGAGTGTGACCAGTGTCACCCACGAAAAAAGCATTTGAATCTGCCCAGCCAGACGGCAGGTCGATCACGCCGGCGCTGGCAGCCGATGACATGGTGTCGTCAAGGTCAATCTGCGCCGCATCGTAATCGCTGGCGCGTTGCGTGCAAACTAGATTATATACGCGAGTAGTGGTGTCTCCCTGTTCTATGAACGGATACGATATAAAGGTTCCGTCAACGGCTCTGACGAGTGCCATGCTGTTCTGTGTATATTTAAGCGCCATGATATATTAACATTGTAGAGATTTATTGATTGAGTTCAAGAGCGTGGTTTGCTTTGCCAGTTCGCCCTGTAGGTCTGCCATTGCTTGCTCTGGTTTCTTTGGTTCTTGTGGCCCTTCGCCACCTGGAAGCGGGTTGCCGTTGGCATCAACTGGCTGACCACCTGGGCCAACAGGTTTGCCGTTGGCGTCAACTGGCTGACCACCTGGGCCAACAGGTTTGCCGTTGGCGTCAACTGGTTTGCCGTCTGGGCCTATTGGTGGCGCCCCGCCTTTTGGCTTGAGTGCATCTTGGACATCAGCTCTGCGCTTATCTTCTGCCTCAATCATTCTCTTGCGCTCCTCTGGATCACGCTCCCTATTGATTCGCTGATTGGCTTTGCGCTGTTCTCTAAGCTCTTTGGTTGCCGCTGCACGCTCTCGCACTGTGCCACGGTCACGCTTCTTGTCTGACACGTTGCGAATGTTGCCGCCGCGCTCACGCTGGTCACGCTCCTCGTCTGCCAGCCCCTTGTCTAAAATCTTTTGTTTTTCTTTCTGCTGTCTATCAAACTCCTTTTGCTCAAAGCGTGTGACAAACCCGCTGTCGTTAAGGTCTGGGCCCGCTTCAATGGCTGCCAGCTTCTTGGCAATCTCGTAGGCTTCTTGATAATCAACCTTTAGATCTTGCATGATCTGTTGAGCGCGCTGCTCAAGATCAATCTTTTTCTGCGCTGCACGCGCTGCCATATCATCGCCCGAAAGAACTGCGTTGAGCAGGTCGCGCTCCATGCCGAGCATCTTGGCTGCTTGTGCTTCTTGTCTTGCGTCTTCAGCTGCTTTTTCATCAGCTAGTTTTTTCTCTTCGTCCCTGAGAGCAGTTACATGTGCAACTGCCTGGTCGCGTGTTACGTTGTGGTCTCTGATTGTTTGAACAATTTCCTCTTCCACATCGAGAGCTTCTTGTGCTGCTTTAACTGCATCTAAGCTGCCACTCGCAATGGCTTCTTTTAATTCGCCTTGCAGTCGCACTTGCTCTGACACTAGGGCCGCCTCTTTGTTTGCTGCTGCTGTTTCCTTGGCTATTTTTGCCGATAGTTCTGATCCTTTTTTTAACCAGTCGGTTATTTCGGCATCCTTTTTGGCTAGATCATCTTTGACTTTTTTTCTTGCGATGGCCTCTTTTGTTAATGCCTCTGCATATACAAGTTCCTTTTTGCTGGCTTCTAGTTTATTCCCTGATGCAACCGCCTCCTGAAACTCTTCGTAAGCCGTTAATCGCTTCAACTCTGCCGCGATTAATTCCTCCATGGAGGTCTGTTCTAGAGCATCCCTTTTCAGTTTTTCAGCGGCTATTTTTTCGCTGTTCTTGTCAAGTTCTCCTTGGAGCTTTATGCGCTCCGCGTTTGCTTTTCGGTGTGCTTCGGTTTCTGCTTGAACGAGTGCCAGTGCCTTCTCTGTCGATTCTGTTTTCTTCTTATCTACTTCTCCAAAAAATTCATCATACAGGGCCATTGTCATGGCATATGGGAAACGTAAGAACTCTTCGCCATCTACTTCATTCATCGCCTTAACAAGCCGCCCAATAGAGATGGTGCCTGTTGTGGCCATGTTTTCCAATTCTATTTTAGCCTGCTTTAATGCCTCGGCTGTGTCTTCGCTCATTATGCGCCCAGCCCTTTCTGCCTCTTCGCCAAGTTTTTTCCATAATTCACCCTGCTTGGCTAACAACGGAACCAGTGCTGTCGCATCAGAAGCAATGGCCTCCATATAAAATGTCATGTCTTGAGAACTTAAATTGGCCTTTTCAAGTGAGTCATAATAAAGCTGTAATGCTTGCGGCCCTGATAAATCCTTAAAATGATCAGCGGTAACCCCTATTTTTTTTCCTATGTTGTCGAAAAAGTCAACCAATGGTCCGCCTCCAGTCTGAATAAAATCTCCTAGTTTATCGTTTGTATCTTTGTAGATATCGCCAAGCTTTCCACTCTCGATGCCAACAGTTTTTGCACCGTCTGCTAGCTTTTGGAACTCTTCAAACCCGGCGCCTGAAATGTTCGCCAGGTTCGTCATCTCTTTGCCATAGTCCATGGCTGACTTGGTGGCGGCTACAAAGCTGGCAACCAATGTGCCGCCTGCAAGGGATGATACCCCGCCAAAACTTTTCTTTAACGACTCAAAGCCTGTTTTAGCGTTGGTGGAAAAGTCTTTAACGCCGGCCTTCGCCTTCTCAAGCGACGCCTTTAGCTTGGAAGTGTCCAAGCCCATTTTTAAAAGTATGCTAGTTTTGGCCATTGTTTAAGCTGTTTAAGTATTTTGATTTGAGCGCCCGAATAGAGTCTGCTTCAAGAAGTTTGTAACCTGGGATGGTTGATAGCCTGATGGTGCGCTGTAGGCTGAACGCTCTGCGCAATGGCATCTTTAAGACCTCATCTGGGTGCATGCTGTAACGGGCAGCCAGCTCATCAATCATGGAAGCCTCACCAGATACCGGTGAGATTCTGTTTGGTTTACCGCTGCTTGACCCGTTGGCATCTGTTGGGAACTCATCGAGTGATGTCTTGATATGTTCGCAGATGGCAATGATTAACGCTGGGCCATCCTCGGCGTGCTTGAGGCTCTTGACCACTCTGCGCTGTAACCAGAACAAGCGCCACTCTCTTAGCCAGGTGTTGTCTGTGTGCCGCTTGCTGTGCTTCCAGAGGTAATCAATAATAGCTGCCAAGGTTGGCTCGTTACTGTAGAGCATGGGTGATTTTACTGCCAGCATATCAAACCATGTTTGCACGGTCATCGGGGTAATGTGCTCACCAGCAATGATGTATTCTTTTGAATAGCTTGACCAATCAAGCTGCCTGTTGAGCTCTAGGCTCTCGCGCTCGGCTTGGTATTCTTCAGCGATGGTCATGGTATTATTTTAAAGAAAAAGCCCTGCCCGCTTTTGGGCGAGCAGGGCCGAAAACCTACGTCAAAAAGTTTTGTTATTCGCTATCCTTTTCCTGCTTCTTTGCTTTGGGCTTTGGCTTGCTGAGTGATTCAGCGATGCCGCGCTTTATGAGGTCGAGCGCAACGCCTTCGCGGATGTCCACGATTGTCTCTGCGTTCTCAATCTTGCCTGCAATGGAGTGATCTTTGGATAGCTTAATTTTCATCGGTTATGCCTGGTAAGAGACTAGGACCACGCCAACACTGAATGTGTCGAATGCGTCTTTGCTGCGGTTTACGTTCACGCTATGCACGACAAGCGTTGAAGCTGTGCCTGAGCGGTCGAAGTCATAAGTAAATTCTGTGCCCTCGGACGGCAGAACTGTGCTGTCGGTGGCACGTTGAAGTGTCATTGTGCCTTCGATGGGTGTGCCAGTTTGGCGAATCATGTAGTCAGCACGGTCGCCAAGAGCATCGGTGCGGCTGATGATTCTGTTTTCTGTGGCGGAAAGGTTAATGTCATCAACCACGTAGGCGATGAGGTTGATGGTGGCGGTTTCTAAACCGAGAGGTTGGTCTGCTTGTGAGCTGTATGGGATGGCCATGATCTATATTTGTTTTGAGTTGGTTTTGCGGTTTCTATTTATGCATTGCCGCTTGCGTTTGTCAATCTTGAAAAATGTTATGCTTTTGGAACTATGGAATAATTACCACCAAAATGTTTGCGTTGTTTTGTCTTGTCTTCTTTTAAACTAGGTTTGTTTCTATAACTATGAAACAGTCTCCTTGAGCTTGATGCGCTG